ATATCCGTAACGCCTAGCGTAGTTTTCAAATTTACGGTTGTTGAATTTAGATTGGTCTAAGATGTTTCCATATGTAAGTTTATGGTGTGCTAGTTCTTCGTATAATACTTCGGCTTTTCGTACTTCTGATAAGTTTCGCTTAATTAAAATTAAATCACCTAACCATAGACCGTGTAGGTTATTAGGCATAACATTTGTCTCTCTGACTTCTATATAATCATGTTCTATTAACATTTTTTCATATAACCCCATAAAAACACCCTTTATTTGCGTTTGCTTCTTATATAATCTGCATAATCTAATACACGTTGCCATTCATCATCTGTTAATTCGGCTTCAAGATGAGCTGCACGATGTTGTACTTCAGTTTCTGGTTGTTTATTTTTTAGTAATAAACTTTCTGGGGTAACATTCAATGCATTTGCGATTTCAGCTATATCTTCCATAGGTATTTTTCTACTACCATTTTCATATCTTGACAATGTAGATTTATTAACACCTATTTTAGTTGCAAAATCAGTTAAATTTATATTGTTCTCTTTACGTAGTTGTTTTATTAATTTACCTATTTCTGCTGAAGTTCTCATTTTAAATTTACCTCCGTTTTGTCTATAACAGTATATTATCACTTTTCCATATAGGAAACAACTAGTATTTTAAAAAAGAATAAATTATTTTTCGAGATTATTGTTGACAAATAGGAAACTTGAGTTTAAGATTGAGTTAACTTCAAAAAAGGAGGTGACAAAATGTATGAGTTCAACGTTAAAAGAATGAAGGCTGAACGCATAGCTAAAGGCATTTCTCTTTCGGAGATGGCAGGAAAATTAGAAATGACTCCAGGCACTTATTCAAAAAAAGAAAATGGACATATTAGAATTAACGTTGACGATTTAGCAAAGGTTATCGAAGTATTAGAATTACCACAAGATAAGTGCGGTATTTTTTTTACACATGTAGTTTCCAAAACGTCAACAAAAGAACGCCAAACAACTTAAGGAGGAATTCAAATGACTGAACAAAATAAAAAACCTCAAACTACTCATGGCAGTGAGCAGAATGAGGCTTACAATTCAAAACTTATTACAATCAAATGCAATGAAAGTGGTTGTCATGTCATTGCTCATGGATTAAAAACTTAACTTTTCTATTGAATTCTAGGTAAAAACCAACCATTATCCATTTCATCTAACTCCCAATTAGTTTTAAGAATTAACTTGTTTGGAGTTTTTATGAATAGTGCATGAAAACCATTTTCGTACAACTGATCAAATATTTCATATTCTTCATCTTGATAAATCATATCCCTTTTCATTTGATCTAGAAAATGTTTTTCATCATCCCACCATGGAATTTCAATATTCAGATTTATATTGGGGTTTTGTGAAGTTGGTTCAATGATGTATTCGAAAGGAAACTTTTCAACATTTGAATTCTTATCCATATTATCACCTCCTTTTATAAGGAGTATAGCAGAAAGGAGCATAAACAATATGCAAGATTTACAAGTAATAGAACATAATAACGAATTTTATGTAGACAGTCGAGAAGTAGCAGAAATGGTTGATAAACAACATAAAAATTTAATAAGGGATATAGATAATTACAAAAGTGTATTATTACAAAGCTCAAAATTGAGCTCTGAAGATTACTTTGTAGAATCGAGATATTTAGGAGAAAACGGCAGGTATACAAAACATTATCTTTTAACTAAAAAAGGTTGCGACATGGTAGCAAATAAAATGACTGGTTCAAAAGGTGTTTTATTTACAGCAATGTATGTAGACGCATTCCATAAGATGGACGAACATATCAAGCAATCTCAACTGAATGTACCACAAACACCAATGCAAGCATTAGAAATGATGTTCAAAGTACAGAAAGACCAAGAACAATTTAATAAAGAAATGAAACGTGAAATCACTGGAATTAGAAATATTGTAGGTATTGAAACTAAGAATTGGCGTAACGATACTAACAAAATGCTAGGTGCAATAGCACAACATTTAGGTGGTGGAGAGAAACATCAGAAAGTAAGAATTGAGGCTTACAAGTTACTTGAAGAAAAAGGACGTTGCAAGTTAGAACAACGATTAAATAATCGCAAAGCAAAAATGCTTTCACAAGGTGCGACTAAGTCACAGATTAATAAACTTTCAAAATTAGATGTAATTACTGATGAACCAAGATTGATTGAAATTTATATTTCAGTGATTAAGAGTATGGCAATCAAATATGGCGTAGACGTAAGTCAATTTGAACTATAACCCACAATCGAACAAACAACTTAAAGGAGGCTTAGCTATGCTAAAAAAACTAAAAATAGCACTCCTAATCGTCATCTTGGCGGAGGAGATTAGAAGTGATAGAAAACGAACAGTAAAAGTTAGTGCCAGTATAGACGAAAAACAATTAACAAAAATTGTAAATGAAGAAAATGCAAAAAATGGATCACTTATTTTCTAATTATACACGAAAGGAATGGTTTTTATGCCTGAACACATCCAACAAATGTTATTTGATTTCGCATTAGAAAGAGGATATATCGAAAAACTTTTAGAAATGAAAGAAGAGTTAGAAATGAAAGAAGAGGATGTTAAATGAAATATCTATTAAGTTATATGTCAATGTTCATCGCAATGATCATCACATTACTTTTAGGAGGTGGTTTCACAACAGTATTAGGAATTTCAATTTTAACCCTTATCTTTAGCACATTCTTCTGGGAAAAGTGGCTTGAGATAACAAAAAAGACTGAAACTTGCGCCAACAAGTAACAGTCGGAGACTTTAAAAATTATATGTACTTAAAATTTACAACTAAATAAGGAGGTCGTCAAGTTGAAACACAAATTACTAAAAATTGCTAACGACTTAAATGTATTAATTGTTCATACCAAAGAGAACGTTGAATGTTCTTTCAAAACAGGTATTTGTGAAGATGAAGTAGTTTTATTCTTCCATCATTACTCAGATGAGTATGATGCAGAAGTTAAAGATATTTTGTTTGCTGAATTTCATACGCCAGAAAAACTTTATAACAATTTCGAACTAGCTAAAAAAGTGATTAAAGGGGAGTGTTTAATCGATGAAAGAAACAGTGACATATCTAATTAAACTGAAAGACGCTCCTTTCGACCTGTATATCACTAATAAACCTAATAATGAAGAAGATACCTCTTATTCAAGAGATAGACGAAGAGCAAGAGAATTCGCAGGACTAGAAGATGTGAGTATCGACATGACAAAACATACAGCGATTAAAAAGAAAGTAACTGAAACAACTGAATATGAGGAGGTTGAGTATGACTGAGGAAACATTATTTAATCAATTAAATCAAAAAGACGTTAACGATCATGTAGAAAAGAAAAATGGATTAACCTACCTAGCATGGTCATATGCTCATCAAGAATTAAAGAAGATAGACAGTAACTACAGTATTAAGACGCATGAATTTGTACACCCTGACGTACCACAAGACAACTATTTTGTACCTTATTTAGCTACTCCTGAGGGCTATTTTGTACAAGTATCAGTAAATGTGAAAGGACAAACAGAAACAGAGTGGCTTCCAGTATTGGATTTTAGAAACAAATCTTTAGCAAAGGGTAGCGCGACAACATTCGATATTAATAAAGCTCAAAAACGTTGTTTCGTTAAAGCTGCAGCATTACATGGTCTAGGACTTTATATATACAACGGTGAAGAAGTTCCGAGCGCTAATGATAATGACATAACAGAATTAGAAGAACGTATCAACCAGTTTGTAACTTTATCTCAAGAAAAAGGCAGAGATGCAACGCTAGACAAAACAATGCGTTGGTTAGGTATTCAAAACATTAACAAAGTTACTAAAAAAGATATAGCAAATGCACATCAAAAACTAGATGCAGGACTAAAACAATTAGATAAGGAGAATTCAAATGCTAAATAGAGTTGTATTAGTAGGAAGATTAACGAAAGACCCAGAGTTTAGAACAACGCCAAGTGGAGTTGAAGTATCAACATTCACATTAGCAGTCAACAGAACGTTTACCAATGCGCAAGGCGAAAGAGAAGCAGATTTCATCAATGTAGTTGTATTTAGAAAACAAGCGAAGAATGTAAACGATTATCTTTCAAAAGGTTCGCTAGCAGGTGTAGATGGTCGCATACAATCACGTAACTATGAAAATAAAGAAGGCCAACGTGTATTTGTAACAGAAGTAGTAGCAGACAGTGTTCAATTTATGGATAGCAAAGGCAGTAATCAACAAAACAATCAATCACAACAGCAAGGGCAAGCATCAGCAGGCAATAACCCGTTTGCAAATGATAACAACGCAAATATAGATGATGACGATTTACCGTTCTAGGAGTGATTAATCGTGGAAAATGTTGAAGTTTATTCAAATAACGAGAATATATTTTACTATCAAGAAAATGGAATCAGAAAAACAATGTGTGGAGGTTGTCCTCATAAATTAGATGTACAAAATGGCGTATACGATGATATGGATGAATGTTTTGTAACGTATGGCCATAGTCATAGATGCCATAGAGATGGTGATAAAGAAATAGCGTGTAGAGGCGTTTGCCAAAAAGCAATAATGATGGGCAAAACACTAAAGAACGAAAGTGAATTAAATGCCAATTATTAAAAATTACATCACTCAAGATGACGGTACAACTACCGTTGTCATTGAGGGTGTAGAACTAGATAACAAAACATCATTACTTTTAGACAATGGTTACGAAGTTGAAGTGGATGTAAGGGTGGTTGATCCGTTCAAGATTACAGATAAGCAACGTAGAAAGATATTCGCACTTTGTAACGACATAGAAGCTTATACAGGGCAACCACGCGACTATATGAGGTATATGTTCATGGATTACGTAGAAGTTCTCTACGGCTACGAAGAACACCTATCGTTGAGCAATTGTACTAGAGAACAAGCGAGTCAAATTATAGAGGTCATTATTGATTGGGTGTTTCATAACAATATCCCTCTTAACTATAAAACAAGTGACTTACTTAAAAATGATAAAGCGTTTCTTTACTGGTCAACAGTCAATCGTAACTGTGTAATATGCGGTAAACATGGAGAACTGGCACATCATAAAGCAATTGGCAGAGGCGCTAATCGTAAGAAAATGGATCATTACGGTTTTGAAGTGCTGTGTCTATGTAGAGAACATCATCAATCGCAGCATGATCTGGGTGTAGAAACCTTTGATAAATTACATCACCTTGAAAATTCGTGGCTTTCAGTAGATGAGCGCTTAAACAAAATGTTGAAAGGAGCTAAAAATGAATTCGAGAGTAATAACTAAAGAAAATAAGAAAGAAATAGCTCATAGAATCAAGCAAATAAGATTACAAAGAGATTTTGATATAAACGAATTCGCTTCAATCTTATATGTTTCTCCTTTCTGTATAAAACAATGGGAAGAAGCTAAAAGAATTCCCAATCTTGAGAAAATAAAATTGATAGCATTCATATTTAAAACAACACCTGAATGGCTATTGTACGGGGAGTGAGAAACATGGTTAAGTCAATATTTTTACAAGATGGAGAAGAAATATTCGTAGATGATGAAGATTACGAAAGAGTGAATCAACATACTTGGTTTAAAGATTATAGTGATAATACGAGAATGATTGGAACTATTTTACCAGATAGAAAAAGGGTTAGTTTGACAAACTTTATAAAAGAAAAATCGTTCCAAAAAGAAAAAAATAATAATTTCACAAAAGATAACTTGTCAAATAAAGGGAATCATTCTAGATGGTCAAGACCAAGTTATAAAAGTATTTCTAAATATAAGGGTGTTACTTGGAGAAAAAATCGAAAAAGATGGATTGCTTTTATAAAAGTAGATGAGAAATCAAAGTATTTAGGTAGTTATAAGTATGAAGATGAAGCAGCTATCGCATATAACAATGCTGTTATGGAGTATTGGGGTGGCAATGGTTATCTAAACAAGATAGGGAAAGATGATAGAACTCACAGAGATTATACCACATATAAAGATCGTCAAAAAAGAAGAAATAACACAACTGAATATTACGGGATATCTCTTAACAAAAATAAAATCGGTGCAAGGATAAATTATCGTAAAAACGAATTTTTTATAGGCAATTTTAACGATAAAGAACAAGCTGCCCTAGCCTTCAATGAGTGTTCTGTATTTTTGTTCGGTGAAGAGACTAAACTAAACAACGTTTCTATGACAGATGAACTCAAAGAATTCATATCTAACTGGGAGATACCAGACAAGATCAAAGCACTGAAAGAGGGTGCTGAGAATGAATAATAGAGATTATATTTCATCAATTATTACTCAATTCAGTGGTCAAAATAACATTATTCCAATACCTACTATCTATATAAGAATCACTGAGGATTACCCAAGCGCAGCGTTATTAAATCAAATGATTTATTGGTCAGATAGAACAAGCAGAAAAGACGGTTATTTTTATAAATCTTACAACGAATGGTACGAAGAGTTGCATTTAACCGAATATCAAGTAAGACGCGCAACCAAAAAACTTAAGTCATTTGGTTTCGTCGATACAGCGCTAAAAAAAGCTAATGGTGCACCTACTTTGCATTATAAAGTCGATACTAAAGAAGTTTCAGAATGGATTCTTAAGAAACTTAAGAATGGAAACTTAAGAAACTCAAGAATGGATAGTGAAGAAACTCAAGAATCTTTAACAGAGATTACTACAGAGATTACTACAGAGACTACTAACAATAATATATTGTCGGGCAACCCGACTGTGTCTCGAATACCTTATAAAGAAATTGTTGATTACCTCAATGAGAAAACTGGTAAAAACTTCAAGCATAAAACAGCTAAAACAAGAAAGTTTATTGAAGCAAGATGGAACCAAGATTTTAGATTGGACGATTTTAAAAAGGTGATTGATGTCAAAAGTGATGAGTGGTTAAACACAGACAGTGATAAGTACCTTCGACCTGAAACGTTATTCGGTACTAAATTTGAAGGTTATCTAAATCAAAAGACAAAATCAACTGGCATGAATCAGTTAGAACGTATGAAGTACGACGAGAGTTATTGGGACTAGGAGTGATTATAAATGCAATCAATGGAAAGTTTAGCTAGAAATATCAAACCTAGTAAAAACATCGTAGAAGAGGAGCACAACCTTAAATGTAGTAAGTGTGGTAATACCTATGACTACTACAAATTCAATAATGGACATGAGTTCAGACATGGTTGTGACTGTTCAATGATAAAAGCTGGTAAAGAAGCAGAGCGAAAAAGAAAACAAAAATATATCAACAGTATTTTTAGCCAATCAACAGTTAATGGCTCATTAAAAGATGCGACTGTAAATAATTACAAACCCCAGAACGAAAAGCAAGTATACGCTAAAAAAACGGCCATAGAGTACGTTAAAACATTCTCGATAGACAAACCCAAGTCTTTAATATTACAAGGCTCATACGGTACCGGAAAAAGCCATATAGCGTATGCCATAGCTAAAGCAATTAAAAACGAAGGATATTCAGTGGCTTTTATGCACATTCCAATGTTAATGGAGCGTATTAAAGCAACATATAACAAGAATGCTGAAGAAACAACAGATGAACTTGTACAACTACTAAGCAATATAGATTTACTAGTGCTTGATGATATAGGTGTAGAGAACACTGAACACACATTAAATAAACTGTTTTCAATCGTAGATAACAGAGTAGGTAAGAATAACATCTTCACTACAAATTTTAGTGATAAAGAACTTAATCAAAATATGAATTGGCAACGGATCAATTCGAGAATGAAACATAACGCTAGGACTGTAAAGGTACTAGGCGATGATTACAGGGAGCGTGACGCATGGTAACGAAAGAGAATGTTATGCAAATACTTGAGTGTTCCGATGTGTATGCTCAAAAAATGATTGATTGGTGCAGTGGTAATCAAACTGCACTTATCAAGTTAATCAATGACAAATTGGAAGAAAAAGGCAACAGACAGGCGATAACGGAGGTGTCCTAATGGGGCTTATCGACGGACTTAAAAAGCAATACATGTTGTATCAAATTGACGGTTGGAAGATGTGCAGTGTAACGCCACTAGCAGAAGATACTTATAAATTAGGCAACTATGCAGGGATACACTTTCAAAACACATTTTCAGGAACGGTAACGAAAGATGAACTAGAAAAATTGAAACGCAAACATAAGTTGTTCAGAAAAGAAGAACTACAACAACAGATGACAATTAACGAATTATTATTTTGAGGTGAGTTATGGAAATAGAGATTAATTTTAATGATACGTATAAGGAACCTATTGGCTCTCCTCGTCCACGTTTTAGGAATGCAGGTGAATTTGTTCAAACATACATGCCAACGTCTTATACAAAGCATAAGGCGTTCATACAGAGTCAATTACCTAAAAAGATGTTGAACAGTAGGTTGAAAGTATCAATATACTTTTACTTTTCACCACCTAAGAGTTGGACTAAGAAGCAAAAGTTAATATCGATAGGTCAATATAAACGTACGAAACCGGATATAGATAATTTAATTAAAACAGTATTAGACGCTGCTAACGATCACTTATGGAAAGATGATAATCAAATAGCACACATTGAAAGCTTTAAGCAATATGCAGAAGAACCAAAAATAATCATGAATGTAGAGGAAGTGGAGTGAATGGTAGACAGAGAAGAAACAATTGAAGTTGAAGCAACACTCAAAGTGAGATGTAAATATCCGGTATGGATAAACAATCGTATTACGAAAGAAGAAGAAAAGGAGCGCATTTTAGATTTAATAAGTAAGAACCCTGACAAAGAGTTGATGAGCGAAGATTTTAAATTAATTGAATTGGTAGAGGTGGAGTAAATGGAATTAGCAAGAAATAGAACAGTTGAATTTAAAAATAATAGATTATATTACGTTGTCAGAACTAAAGAGCAAAAACACTTATTGCCAGTAGAGGATGTACACGAAGCTGAATACACAGGCACACCCTGGAAACTCATTGTAAGACGTATTAAGTATTCTGGCTATAGTCCTGAAGAAGCTTTATTCGAAGAGTATAACGAACAAGACACAGAAACGAAAGAGAGAAAACGACTATCTCAATTAGAACATGAGGACAGAATGAGGTTAGTAAGACTAGAGCGACAAAAAGAATTGGACCTAAGACGTAAGAAACCGCATTTATTTGAAGTTCCTCAAGTACATTCTCGTGGTGAATGGTGTACGTACCTTATGGAGAATGACATCTTCCCTAGAAAGGCGGTTAGATCATGAGTGTTAAAGATTTGAATAGAGGCGATAGAATCAGAATGCAAGAAGTTAACGGTGTTGAAATTACAGTACTAATAAAAAGTGTATATCGTTTAACTGGGGCAAAAACTGGCTCAAATCTTGCTATAGATAAATGGTTTGCTGATGTAGAAGCAATTGACGGGAGAACTTGGACTATTGATGATAGTTACGATTTTTACTCATTGGCTAATGGAAATGAAGAAACCCAAAAGACGTTAGATGACAAGGTTAACCACCCGTCACATTATACGTATGGAGATATAGAAGTCGTAGACTTTATAGAACAGGTCACTAAAGATTACAAACCAGAGTTAGCATTTGCGATTGGTAATGCAATTAAATATATCAGTCGTGCTAATCGTAAGAACGGCAAAGAAGATTTAGATAAAGCACGTTGGTATCTGAATAGAGCATATGAGAAGTGGGAGGGTTAAATGTGATTTACATGTACGAACCATTTACTCACACAGTGACTAAGACAGACTTATCTCATCTGCACAATATTACAGGTATTCCCCTCAACACACTGTGGTACCAAAAAGAACGTGGCACATATAACGATAAGTTGAAGTGCTTCTTTACCGACACAATGCCGAGAGTGAATAAGAAACAGGTGTTCAACGAAAGAGTTGTAGCAAAAGATGAAATTTGGAAGTATAGCGAGAAGTATGATCTATACGTAAGTAACTTAGGCAGAATGAAAAGACCTGATGGAAAATACAAGTTTGCGAATGGATGTAACGGTATTTCCACAGTTATTTATAAGAATAAGAAGTATCGTGCAGCAGATATTGTATATGAAACATTTATCGGCAATTTGAGAACAGGGTATCACGCTTATCCTAAAGACAGTAGATACAACAATCTTACGGCAGATAACCTATTTCAATCTACATTGCAAAAATATAGAGTGTATCGCAGAAATAAAGGTGTATCTAAACCAGTATATCTAGTAGATAACAACAACCGGATTGTTGAAGAATTCGCAAGTACAGTAGAAGCTCAAAAATTATTATTCATAGACAGACGCAACATTGCTAGAAAGTGCAACCATAGATATGTAAGCGACGGATTGATGTATATGTGGGCAGACGAATACGAGAAGGTGAACGCATGATACTATCCGACACAATCAAACAACGATATAGATACAACACACACAAGGCAAGACGCCTACAGAAATACAGCGTGAATTACGACAGCTAGGTGTTAAAGGTTTTGTGGTTAAGGTAGCAGGAAGTAGAGTGACGATGAAAGTTAGTGAAAACGATATTAAAAAGAACAGGGAGTGCATGATGAATGGCAAAAATTAAAAATAAAGTAAATTTAAAACCTAAAGAATTTGTGAAATATCTGTTAGATCTTGAAGAAACAGAGCTTACACTTCATATAGAAACAGAAGATGGGTACAACAACTTAATTAAACCGAAGTTAAAAGTAGGAAATTATATTACTTACAATGAAGAAAAAGAAGCGTTCACAATCGAAGCTGAAGAAGAAATTACAGAAGATACAAAGATTGATAGGTTAGTAGAAATAGTTATTAATGATAAAAACTTACCCCACACTTCAGTGTTCTATAACACTAGCATAAACGAAATATTGTCTGTTACCAGACATAGACCGCAAGTTTTCTATATGTTGAATGATGATTCAACTATAACTCGAATATGGGAAAACGGAAGATTAGTAGATTAAGGGAGTGTTTACGATAGACATCAACAACTTATACACCTACAAAGCGACATGCACCAATGTTGTTGACGGAGATACTTTGGATATCTTACTGGACTGTGGTTTTGATACTTATGCTAAACGTCGTGTACGTTTGCTAGGTGTCGATACGCCAGAGAGAGGACAAGAGAATTATAAAGAGGCAACAGCATTAACCAGATCATGTGTAGAAAACAAAGATATATACGTTCAGACTTACAAGAGCGATGTGTTCGGTAGATACCTAGCTAATGTATGGTACGAGGACGGGAAATATTGCTTAAACGATGAGTTAAGAAATGCAGGATTATTGAAACCGAAATCGAAATGGAATGAGGACGAGTAAATGGCGGAAGTCAAGTTATCACAAGAAAGTTATGATGAGTTGTTAGCAGATATAACAACACTGAGAGCGCAAGCAGATGTTTACTTTGAAAAATGGCAAGATGCGAAAAGGAAAGCAGAGGTGTTTGATGAGATAGTAAAAGTTTTAGCTAGTATCTCAAAAGAGATAGTGGAGTATCCAGGCGATGATGATAAACAAAAAGAGGTTATCTACAAAAGATGGGATGAATTATTTGAACCCATGAAAATACTGGAGGTCGACCATGAAGGATAAAAAGTGGATAACGCTAAAAGAAGAATTGATGCAAAAGTATATTGAACTTCGTGGCAAAAGCAATAAAATTTCAAGCGATCTACCAACTGTTGAGATAGCAAACATATTAGTCGGTAGGAGAATTTTAAGACAACAATTACAACGCATGGACGAACTCGACGGAACACATGAGTTTCAAAATTTATTAAGTGATTTGGAGCGTGGTAGTGATGAAAATCAATGAATCATTAAAGAAATTAGAAGAAAAAGGTTACAGAGTTGATGAAGATAAAGCTATTTTTAATTTAGAAGATGGTTCTCTAGAAATCTACATCGACCATGATGAAAAAACAATAAAAACAGAATTACATGATTTAAATGTATTTGTGTCAGAAGATTTAAAAGATAGAAGTATGGAGAGCGTTATGTATGAATTAGCTGGTATTGATGAGGAGGAACAATAAATGACAAATACATTAGAAATTAAATTATTATCAGAAAACGCGACTATGCCGAAGAGAGCAAATTCTACAGATAGTGGGTTAGATTTGTATGTATCAGAAACAACAACAATCAAAGCAGGAGAAACAAAAGCAGTTAAAACTGACGTAGCTATTAACTTAACTCATGGATATGAGGCGCAAGTGAGACCTAGATCAGGTAAGTCGCTTAAAACAAAGTTACGTGTAGCATTAGGAACAATAGACCAAACCTACAATAAAGAAATCGGTATCATCACAGATAATATAGGTGATGAAGATATCACAGTAGAAAAAGGAGAAAGACTAGCTCAGTTAGTTGTAGCACCAGTTGTATATCCTACACCCAAGCAGGTTGATTGGTTTGAGAATGAAAGTGACAGAGGCGCATATGGAAGCACAGGAGAGTAAAGATATATACGAAAAAGTAAAAGAGGTGCTGGGGAAGTGACACAATACCTAATCACAACATTTACTGATTCATCAGGTATACAACACAAACATGTAGCAAAGCTTAAGGATAATCAGACGGCAACTGTGATTAATGCAGAGAGTAAAGAAAAGGCTTTGGAAAAACACAAAACACAAATGCAAGCTAAAGCGATAAAGAAATTTGGCAAATTTCTAAAAGTTTTAACGGACAGATTGAATAAGGTGTGAACGGAATGAGTGATTTCAAAATAATAACTTCAGAATTAATTAGCAAAGGCATTGAGTTTGAAATAGAAGATGACACCTTGATTGTTGGTGATTGTTCAGTAATCAATTATAACGATGTGTATTTTTTAAAATTGTCCGGAATTAATACTCAACAAGGAATGGCTGTTAAGTATCCTATAGTTATAGCAGATTTCTTATCTAGTTATTATTACTTATTAGAAGATCATAATAGTATCACTGTAAAAGATATTAATTTTAAAAGTGAGGTGCGTAGTGATGATTAAAAGAATATTAAAAATTTGGTTTACTATCGCTATGTATGAGTTAGGTAAATGGATTGGCAGAGAATTGTATTACAAGTTGACTGCAAACGATGAGGTGGAAGTGCCTAAGGACTTTGACGAGAATGACCACGCTCATTTAAATGGCATATACGGAGGTTATTAAATATTGGGTGAAATTATATATATGATTACAATTATAACATTGTCTATAGTCTTTGTTTTAATGGAGATATTTATAATATATCTTTTTGTTGAAGGAATTAAATACAAGGAATATGTAACGATTGGGTTTTCCGTTACCATGTTTTTACTTTCTATCTTGCTATTTTTACACTTTTTATATTTTGGGATTTTAGGAGGTTATTAATGTGATTTGGATAAGTTTTTCATCGGTAATAATTGTGTTAGTACTGTGTATTTTTGCTATATATAAGTGGATTAAAGCAGAGAAAAGAGTTAATGAGTTACAGGAAGATAAACATGGATTGCAATTAGATAAGTTACATTTAGAAAGAGAGGTATCTTGGTTGAAAAATAAGGATAATAAAAACAACATAGGCAAATACGTGGTTGAGTTAAAAAAAGGAGTATATTTAGTGAAAAAATATATAGGTAGTTATGGAAACACATGCATAATCACTGACAATGTATTTGAAGCTTTATCTTACGACGATTTATATTCAGCTAAAGAAGATGCATGTAGTTTTAACGGACGTGTACTAGAACACAAACCTAATTTAGAGGTGGTCAAACAATGTGGGGCGTAATAGCAATCATTATATTAGTTTTACTACTATTTGGCTCTATACTTGAACAGAATGATCTAAAACATCAGTTAGAAGTGAAAGAATATGAAGTTAAAAGACTTAAAGATAAGTTGGAGAATGGAGGGTAATTTAATGGATAATATATTCAACGTTGACGGTAGTAAAAGAGAAAAACCTAACATTCAGAACCAAATATATGAATTAAAATCAATTGTTCCTTTAATACTTGAAGTGGCCAGATTGAAATCTGAATATCAACGTGAGAGGTTAACAAGTTTAAGACAACAAGGTTTTACGGAAGAGCAAGCATTAGAAATTATTAAAGTGGAGCGTATGCCTTACGACCAATATTAAACATAAGGGGGAACTCGATTGTATTCAAAAGAAGCTATTATTAACATTATTGATAATTACCAAATGACGTGTAAATATTTAGTTACTGTAATACCAGATTGTGATAGTAACTCAATTGCACAGTATGGTATACAATCTACGTTACCTAAACCGCAAGGGAAGAATGGGAGCAAGGTTGAGGATACTGTTATACGTCGTGAGAGAATGAGTAAACGTCATGCTCAGATGTTAGCGGAAGTAGAATTTATTAATCAATCTCAACAGAAGTTAGGACATGTTGACTTTATATTCTTAAGTCACTTAAAAAAAGGTAGACGCAGAGATGAAATAATAAAAGACATGCCAAACTCTCGATTGAATAGAACTAACTTTTTGGCACGTAAAGATGATTTAGCAGAAAAAATTTACTTGTTACAGTGACGAAAATGACATAAATGACAAAAATGACGAAAATGACACTATTTTAGAGTAGATAGAACTTTTTTATATAATAGTGGTGCGAAGTATTTAATTACTTGGCGCGTTCTGATTGCTTGCGCACATTTATATAAGCAATCCTATTAGAGGCTAGCCAATGATTTGGTTAGACCTCCTTTTTTATTATGTGAAAGGGAATACCGTGAGAGTTGGTGATATATGAGATGAACGGGCTAAATAAACGACAAAAAACATTCGCAGAAGCATATGCTATACCAGGAACAGAATGTTATGGCAACGCTACTAAATCGGCTATAAGAGCAGGATATAGCGAAAAAACAGCGTATTCACAAGGACAAAGAATGTTGAAGAATGATGAAATACAAAGCTACATCAAGGGGGTAGAAGAGAAACTCTTTGATGAACAAATAATGAGTGGTAAAGAGGTTTTGTATCGTTTAACTAATACAGCAAGAGGTAATACGGTAGAAATAGAACCGGTAGTAACTAAAAAAGGCGATTATAAACTTAACCCTTCTACTGAAAAATACAATCTTGTATATGACGAAAGTGTTGAGTTAGTTAAAAAGCCACCTAAGATAAGTGATCAGAACAAAGCATTGGAATTATTAGGTAAATATTATGTGATGTGGACTGATAAGCAAGAAGTCACTCAACGTAACATCGAAATCAACATAGGTGATTATGATGACGAGTCTTAAACTTAATTTTAATAACCCGGAGAAAGTGTTTAACAAGAATATCTTCGAAATACTTACTAACTATGACAATTTCACAGAAGTACATTATGGTGGTGGTTCTAGTGGTAAGTCTCATGGCGTAATACAAAAGGTTGTACTTAAAGCATTGATGAAATGGAATGTTCCTAGACGTATTATGTGGATGAGAAAGGTGCAAACTACGATAAAGGATAGTTTGTTTGAAGATGTGAAAGCGTGTTTAATCAACTATGGTATATGGGATCTGTGTCGTTGGAATAAGACTGATAACAAAGTCGAGTTACCTAACGGCGCAGTTTTTTTGTTCAAAGGTTTAGATAATCCCGAAAAAATTAAGTCTATTAAAGGGATATCAGACATTGTTATGGAAGAAGCTTCTGAGTTCACACTAAACGATTACACACAGTTAACATTGCGTTTAAGGGAGAAAAAACATATGAACAAACAAATATTCTTGATGTTTAACCCAGTATCTAAATTGAACTGGGTATATAAGTATTTCTTTGAACATGGACAGAAGATGAAAGATGTAATTGTCAGACAGTCTAGTTACAAAGATAATAAGTTTTTAGATGAAACTACTCGAGAGAATTTAGAGTTATTAGCAAATCGTAACCCCGCATATTATAAGATTTACGCTTTAGGTCAATTTGCGACACTAGATAAACTTGTGTTTCCTAAGTACGAGAAGAAACTTCTGAATAAAGATGACCTTAGACATCTGCCTTCATACTTTGGTTTAGACTTTGGATATGTTAATGATCCTAGCGCCTTTATCCACTGTAAGATAGATGCTAAAAATAAGAAGTTATATATCGTTGAGGAGTACGTCAAACAAGGAATGCTTAACGATGAAATAGCTGGTGTAATCAAACAATTAGGCTATAGCAAAGAAGAAATAACAGCAGATAGTGCAGAACAAAAGAGTATAGCCGAGATTAGAAAATTAGGAATAGACCGAATTAAGCCGACTAAGAAAGGTAAAAGCTCAGTTGTACAAGGGCTACAATTCTTAATGCAATTTGACATTATCGTAGATGAAAGATGTTTTAAAACGATTGAAGAACTTGATAACTACACGTGGAAGAAAGACAAAGACACTGACGAATACACAAACGAACCAGTAGATACGTACAATCATTGCATCGATTCATTACGCTATAGTGTTGAGCGTTTCTATAGACCGAATACAAAGAAAAACTCAACTATAAAGAAAAGTATAAAGAATATAAAAGCGATGGGATTATAAGGAGGTACATATGGCGCATGTAAACAACTTTGAACGTGATTTAGAGTCTAAAAAACGAAGAGAAGCTATATATAGACGTGATGCAGTAGAAGTATATAAATACGACGGTACTGCAAGAGATTTACTAGATAACATAGATGATATAAGCGACTTTATAACACATCATTTAGAAGCACAAAGACCTAGATTACAAATGCTAGATGATTATTATCAAGGGCTCAATTATAATGTGATGCGAAGTGATAACAGACGTAGAGAGAAACACTTAGCAGATAACAGAGTGGCACATGACTTTGCATCTTATATCGCCGACTTTATTAATGGTTACTGCTTCGGTCATGCTATTCAAGTACAATCTGAAAAAGAAATGACACAAAATGCTATTAATTCTTTACATGATCTAAACGATATAGATAGTCATAACCGTTCTATCGGATTAGATTTGTCTATATTTGGTAGAGCGTACGAGTATATTATACGCAACCAAGATGATGAAGTTAGAATATACAAATCTAACGCAAAAGATACCTTTGTTATATATGACACTACAGTACAACAAAATAGTATTGCAGCAGTACGTTACTGGAAAGTGAGTGAAGATGAAGATACCGACATTTATCACGTCGACTTTATCACAGACCAAGCAACGTACTTTTTTGTTGCATCTAAATCAACTAACTTAAAAATTAGTGAACGTAAACCACCAGAATTACATTCGTTTGGTAAGGTTACTATAACTGAATTTAGTAACAATGAAAAAAGACGTGGTGATTTTGAAAAAGTTATCCCGTTAATCGATTTATATGATAACGCTCAATCTGACACAGCAAACTATATGAGTGATTTAAACGATGCTATGTTACTTATCAAAGGTAATATCGATTTAGGCGATGAAAATGTAGTTCGTTTACAAAAAGAAGCTAACGTTTTCCACTTACAACCTCCAGAATATACAGATGATAATGATAAAGTGAACGAAGGTAATGTCGATGCCGAATATATTTATAAACAATATGATGTGAGTGGTGTCGAAGCGTACAAAGATAGAATCAGTCGCAACATTCATATGTTTACTAATACTCCTGATATGACAGATGAAAACTTTAGTGGTAACCAATCCGGTGAAGCAATGAAATACAAGTTGTTTGGTTTAGAACAGCGTACAGCTATTAAAGAAGGACTATTTAGAAAAGGGTTGCGTCGACGTTATAAGTTGATTGGGGAAATCATGAGTGTTAACCGAGAATTAGACAAAGATAACATCAAAGATTTAGTATTCACATTCACACGTAATCTACCTAAATCACTTACAGAAGAAATGCAAATGTATGTGAATGCAGGAGGAGAAATTAGTCAAAAGACGTTGATGTCACTTGTGTCATTCATCGACAACCCACAACAAGAAGCTGAACGCATAAAACAAGAGCAAGAAGAAAAGATTAAGCATTCTGATGAATTAATGTTCAACGATCTAACAGATAACTCACAACAGAACGAAGATAGCGAAACCTCTAACAATAAGGAGTGATAAAACATGACTTATTGGGAAGAGAGAGCAAAAGAAATAATCAAAGAGGAAACTCTAAGCGATAAAGAAATATCTGATGAAATTGAACGTATCGTTAATGAAATGATAGACGATATTGAAAAAGAAATAGCGAAATTCTACGCTAGATATGCTACTAGCGAAGGTATTTCGATGTCAGAGGCAAGAAAGAAAGTAGATGCATTTGATGTAGTTAAATTTGCTAATCAAGCAAAACAATACGTTAATACGAGAGATTTTAGCGATGTCGCTAATAAAGAGCTGCGTGCTTATAATACTAAAATGTATGTATCTCGAGAGAAATTGTTAAAAGCTCAAATCGGATTATTAGTCACATATACGTATGCTAAATTAGAAAGTCAAATGCATAATTACATGGAAAGTGCTTATTATCGAGCTTTAAAACAACAAGCTGGTATATTAGGCGAAACTCTACAAGTAGCAAGTACAGATGTTAAAGCAATCGTTTTAGCGCCATTTCAAAATTCAAATTGGTCTCGTCGATTATGGCGTGATATGAGAAAAACGCGTATACAGGTTCAACGTGCTGTTACTCACGTTATTGTACGTGGCAGACATCCTTATGAGTTTGTTAAAGAATTACGTAAAGAGTCTGGAAATAGCACATATGAGATAAGAAGATTGTTAATAACTGAAACAGCTAGAGTGCAAACAATAGCTACTAAACAACACATGTTAGAGAACCAAGGACCTGATGCAGAATATAAATATGTGGCTAAGTTAGATGGTAAGACAACGAAAACATGTAGAGGACTAAATGGAAAAGTATTTAAAGTTAAAGATATGAAGCCAGGTGTAAATGCACCTCCTATGCATCCGTTTTGCAGAAGTTCTGTAGTTCCTTATGTAGGTGACTGGAGAGAAGAATTCTTTGAAAAGCGTAAAGGTAAATATGCATTTGGAGGTATCGTAGAATGAAGATGATACTACAAGAAATAGCTGAATCTTTGAAAGGTATACATGAAGAATTAAAAATCATGAATGAGAGAAATGAACCTCAAAAGATGGATACTAAGAAGAAAGAAAAGAAAGCAATAAAACCTAAGAATTTTATTTAACATATGACCTAAGCATGTCATTAAACTGCTAATTAAAACTATATTAATAGGGGTTAAACGATTGATTACTAATCAAATTAAAAGTTAGCGCACTGAACGGGCTTAAATGACTGTTTGGGGCGCTATTTTTATGCGAATAATCACTCATTTAAAACTTATTGAGGAGGACTACTAATGAAAGATGAATTATACAAATTAAATTTACAATTTTTCGCAGAGGATAACGAAGACGATCCTGAAAAACAAAAAAAAGAACAACAGCAGGATAACGAAAACGATAACCAAGGTGGCGAAAAAACTTTTTCTCAAAGTGAATTGGATAGTCAAGTTAGCAAAGCAGTTGATAAAGCGTTAGCTAATCGCGAACGCAAACATCAAGAAGAAATCGAAAAGATAAAAGAAGATGCACGCAAAGAGGGCGAAAGTTACGCAAAACTCACTGAAAAAGAAAAACAAGAAAAAGCTTTAAGTGAACGAGAAAAACGTATTGAAGAGAGAGAAAGAAAATTGAAATTAAACCAACTTACTTCTGACGTAGAACGTGACCTTAAAGAGAAAGGGCTACCCACTTCATTTGCAGAATCATTAGTAGTCCTAGAAGACAACGAAAAGATTAACGAAGCAGTGAATCAAATTAAGAAAGACTTTGACGAAGCAGTAAAAGAGCAAGTTAAAGAAGCAACAAGACAAGACAATCCTAATGTTGGTGCTAGTAACTTTAATTCTAGACAATCAACTAGTAAATCAATTGCTGAAATAGCAAAAGAAAATAGAATCATTAAATAATTGGAGGAATAAATTATGGCAGATGTAAAACCACAATCTTTTAACCCACAACATGTAATGATACATGAGGTTAAGGAAGGTGAATTATTAAACGATTTTAACCAACCTATTCTTTTAGATGTATTAGAAAACTCAAAGATTATGAAATTAGGTAAATTTGAAGATATGGCTGGGAAGTCTGAAAAAGAATTTACTTATTGGGCAGATAAACCAGGTGCTTACTGGGTAGGAGAAGGTCAAAAAATTAGAACTACTAAACCTAGCTTAGTAAGTGCTAAAATGCGTTCTCACAAATTAGGTGTAATTGTAGTTGCATCACGTGAGTTCTTGAATTACACTTACGCTCAATTCTTTGAAGCAATGAAGCCACAAATTGCAGAACAATTCTACAAAAAGTTTGATGAAGCAGGATTATTAAATGTTGATAACCCATTCCAACAATCAGTAGCACAATCTGTACAAACTTCAGGTAATCTTGTGCAAGGTGCTATCAACGAAGATAACGTGCTTAAATTAGAAGATGTGTTATTAGAACATGATATTGAAGCTAATGCTATTGTATCTAAACGTCAAAACCGTACAGCACTACGTGAAATTCGCAATGAAGTTACAAAAGAAAGCTTGTATGATCGTTCATCTAACACTTTAGACGGCTTACCAGTAGTTGATTTGAAATCTGATGAACTTAAAAAAGGTGAATTATATGCTGGAGACTTCGATAAAATGTTCTACGGTATCCCTTACAACATGTCATACAAGATTTCAGAAGATGGACAGTTATCTACAGTACAAAACCAAGATGGCTCTCCTGTAAACTTGTTCGAGCAAGAATTAATCGCTCTACGTGTAACTATGGATGTTGCGTTCCACATTGCTGATGACAATGCATTCGCTAAATTAGATGCTACTGAATCTTCTGCATCTCAACCAGCATCTGAAACTGTTTAATAAGGAGGGTTACTCATGACTTATTCATACGAAGTTGTGAGAGAGTTTACAGACGCTAATACACAAGAAAAATATATTGTTGGTAGTGATTACCCAACAGATATTTCTAGTGAGCGCATTAACCAACTCTTACACAAAGAAAACAAGTACAATCAACAATATATTAAATTGGTTGTAGATGATAAGAATACTAAAGAAGATTTAATCGATATTGCAAATAAACATAACATTCAAATCTCTGAAAAGGATAAAAAAGCTGATATCTTAAAAGCATTGGAGGGATAATATGGCTACATTAGACAATGTGAAATTATTACTCTCTATCAATGACGATTTACAAGATGAATTGCTAAAAAAGATTATAGATAACACTGAGAAGCGTTTGATTAGCTTACTACCACTCGAAACCGAGACAATACCTGAAAGGCTCGAGTACATCGTGGAAGAAGTTGCAGTCAAGCGCTTTAATCGTGTTGGAGCAGAAGCTATGAGTAGTGAAAGCGTTGATGGTAGATCATCAACATTTCAAGCAAATGACTTTGATGAATACATGGATGTGATTGAATCTCTTTATCCTAAATCACGTTCTCAAAAAGGTCGAGGTGTCTTTTATTGAGATATAACGACCGTGTGACGTTCGCTATTGAAAGTAAAGGTAGTTATAACCCTAAAACTAGCCGATACGATAATAGCATGCGTAAATTGAATCCTATGCCATGTAATCATAGTCCTTTGTCTCCTAGCAAAACAGCATTGGAATTCGGAGATGTAAAGAAAAGTATTAATGTTGTTAGACTGAATGGTCATTTTAAGGAACAAGTAACACATGCTTTCATCAAAGGTATTAAACATCAAATAGTTAAGCGAATCGATTATGAACACGATACTGTGTTTTACATCGAGGAGGTTACCTAATGAAAATAGATGGTATTGATGAATTGTTAAGTAACTTACGTATTGCTCATGATGAGATAGAAGACGATGCTGATGAAATATTAAGTAAAAATGCAGCAGAGTTTCACGCAGATACTGATGCAAAAACAAAGCAAGTGTTTGTTAAAGGCTATTCAACTGGTAACTTAGCTAGAATGCTTAAACATACAAACACTGGACATCTTGAGTATGAAATTACATCTAAAGCTGGTTATTCAGGGTTCCTTGAATATGGCACTCGTTATATGAACGCAGAGCCATTTATGCATCCGGTCTATGAAGAATTCATAACTAAAGTACGAGCGGACTTTGAACGCCTCTTACATGGTTAGGAGGTGTTTAAATGCAATCTGCTAAACTACAACTTTTTAATTACTTGTATGAAAAGTTTCTTTCTTTGAATGTTCCGGTTATTGAAACAAAAGACTTAAATCAACAGTTAGATTATCCGTTTATAGCAATACAATCATTAAATGACCATATTTCTCGGTTAACTTTTGACAGTTATAGTGGGAACCCCTCTGTAACAGTGCATTTATGGGGAATTAATGATGATAAAGCTATGAACGACCAACTCTATCTACAAGTTCAAAATATATTGTTAAATGACGTTTATTTAGAGGGTTATACATTAGTACGACCTAACATTAACGTTAATGAAATAATCGATACAACAAGCAACCAAGAATTGCTACACACGATTATTAATATTGAATATGAATCACATTAGCAACTCGTTTTTACGGGTTGCTTTTTTAATACAAAATTATTGGAGGTAATCATTAATGGCAATTAAACAAGGTACTGATGAATTAGTACTAGTCAGAAAAGTAAGTGAACGTGTACAGGCCGACAAAGTAATGTATGTCACTGAAATGGAACGTGAAACAGAGAAAGACAGAGATACTGAAGCTACTATGGATGGTTCAGTAAATAGTGGAGGTACATTAGAAGGAACAGTTACATGGACATGTTACATGACACATGATGATACATTAGCAGACGAAATTGAAGATGCTACAGAAGATGATGTTCCTTATGAAGTATGGATCATTAACAAACGTGTACAAAACGCACAAGGTAAATATAAAGCAGAATATCGTCAAGGTTACTTCAACTCAATTACACGCTCTAACGAAGCAGATGGAATTGCAGAGTTTGAAGTTGAGTACGGAACGTATCTCAAAAAGGTTCGTGGTTTCGCTACTTTACCTGATGCTATTGAGAAAAATAAAGCACAATACGGTTTCCATGACACTATCGAAAGTGATCCAGCTACTGATGGACTTGCTGAAAGCATTCCACAACCAAGTGAACCAAACTCATCTGAAACTGTATAACTAAGAGGGCGTAGAGCCCTCTATTTTTAATGAATAAAAAAGCGAGGTATTTAATATGCATATTAATTTCAAAGGTCAAGAATTAGAATTATCTTTTGGTTTCAAAGCACTAGATTCAATTGATAGAAAACTAGGTGTTGAAGTGGAACAAATGAAAGTAGGCTTAGGTGTTCAAGTATCTGCACCTATGTTGTTGCAAGGAAACCCTTTCACAATTGGTGAATATATTTTAGCTTGTACATCGCATCATAAAAATTCACCTAAAGTTGATGACATTGATGAAATCTTAGACGATATTGCTTTAAATCAAGGATTAGAAGAATTTGGCGAAGAAATTGCTAAGGAGATGGGAAAGCGACCTATGCTCCAAAAATACGTGCCAGAAGAATACAGAACAGCGAAGAAAGACAAGAAACAAGCGTAAATGAAGATGAAGATCCGTTAACATACGATAGGTTGATAGTCCTTTGTATGAGTAAGTTGAAAATATACGATTTAGAACGTATTGAAATGATGACTTTAACAGAATTCAACTATCGTATGTGGGCGCTTGAATACGAACAACTTGATAAAGATATGGAAATGTATAAGCTAGCCTTTGCTATCCGTGATGCGCAAGCAGAACAAAAGAAAAAAGGTGGTAAAAAAGGTGATACCGAATATAAATTTAAAAGCGCCGATGACATTATTGATTATCAAGCTAATATCAAACGCCTTAACAAAGGTGAACCTCTCAAATTTGGCAGTGAGTCTAAATTTGAAGAGGATAAACCTAGTAAAGAATTATTAGACATGATTGCAAACCTTAACAAATAGAAAGCGAGGTGGAGATGTGGCTGATTATCAAATTAGTACAACTTTAAAAGCAGACGTTGATAAATTTAAACGAGCTTTCAAACGTGCTATTGGCGACACAGAACAATTTAAAGCAGTTGCTAAAAGCATTAAAGATGTAAAGTTAAAGGCAGACGCTTCAGGAGTGACTAAAGGTGTTGAGAGTGCTAAAAAAGCTTTAGATGGTTTTGATAGTTTAGATGCAGATGCAAAATTAGATGTAGATGCTACACATTTAAAAACACATATAGCAATTGCAAAAGATCTCGTTAACTCTTTTGACGATATTGATGCAGATGCAGAATTAAGTGCCGATATATCTGAAGCTATTAAAAATATTAACGCTTTAGAAAGTTATATAGAACGTATAGATAACAATAATGCAGATGTAGAAATCACAGCAGATGTAACTAAAGCTAACGCTCGTATTCGTGAACTACAAACTAATTTAAGAGCTATAAACGGTAGACACTACAGTGCGAATCTTGATGCAGATGCTACTAAAGCAAGAAAATCGATTTTAATGGCAAAACGCGCCTTAAACGATTATTCGCGTCAACGTGCTAAAGCTAAACTTGAAGTTGAAAATAAGGCTGCAGTATCTAACATAGTAATGTTCAAAGCTATGTTACGCTCCATACCTAATATTGTACGTACACGGTTGAACGTAGATTCTAATTTAGGTGTAATGCGAAAGAGTTTGTCTGCTTTTAGAGAAGGTATAGAAAGTGCAAATGATGCGTGGGATCGTCTAGCAAATGATATCAGAAGTTTTGCTACTGTATTAGGTAATATGATTAAAGGTGTATTATTATCGAATATCACTTTACTTGTTCCTGCAATAGCAAGTTTGGTTCCAGTTCTAATGTCTGTTCTTAATGCAGCAGGTGTTGTTGCAGGTGGCGCTATTGGTATGGCAGGCGCATTTGGTGTTGCAACAGCAGGAGCATTTGCATTTGGAGCTATGGCTGTGTCTGCATTAAAAATGGTGCAAGATGGAACTTTAGAAGCTACTAGAGAAGTACAAAATTATCAAAAATCATTAAGTGGATTGAAATCAACTTGGGAAGGCATTATCAAGCAAAATCAAGCACAAATTTTTAATACATTAGCAAATGGTATTAACACTGCAAAGGTTGCATTACAAGGTTTAACACCTTTTATTAATGGCGTTTCAAAAGGCATGGAACAAGCGAGTGCTAAGATGCTGGATTGGGCTAAGAACTCACAAGTAGCACAAAAGTTCTTCCAAATGATGGGAACTACCGGAGTAAGAATATTCAATAATATGTTGAATGCAGCAGGTCAATTTGGAAGTGGTATCATTAGTATTCTTACTCAGTTAGCACCTTTAGCTGAATGGGTTTCTAAAGGTTTTGAAAAAATGGGTGCTTCATTCAATAAATGGGCTCAAAGTACAGCAGGTCAAAATGCTATCAAGTCGTTCATTGAATATACAAAACAAAATTTACCATTAATTGGTCAAATATTTGGAAATACATTTAAAGGTATATTCAACTTAATGAAAGCATTCGCACCTAATACTCATCTTATCTTACAATCTCTTGCTCAAATGTCTGCAAAATTTGCCGAATGGAGTTCTACTATAGCCGAAAGTGATGGTTTTAAGAAGTTTATTCAGTATGTACAAGAAAACGGTCCTAAACTTATTACTTTAATGGGTAATATTATCAGAATACTTATCGCAGTTGGTACTGCTATGGCTCCATTTGCATCAGCAGTTTTAGATGCTGCAGTAGCAATTACAGGATTCGTAGCTAGATTGACTGAAGCTCATCCAGCTATTGGCGCAATACTAGGTGTCATCGCTACGTTAGGTGGAGTGTTTATGACACTAGCACCACCTATTTTATTTGCAGTTAACTTCATTAGAAGATTCATACAAGTTATTGGTGGCATGCAGGTTATCATTGGTATTGTCCAAGGTGTTATGAGTGCAGTTGGTACAGCATTTGCAGCTATTAATGCTCCAATATTACTCATCATTGCGTCGATTGCAGCAGTTATAGCTATATTTGTTGCTCTTTGGAATTCTTCTGAAGTCTTAAGAGATACAATTACTGGCGCATGGAATGCAATCAAAATAGCAGTTGGATCAGCAGTAAAAGCAGTAATTTCGTTCTTCCAAGATTTGATGGGGCAATTCGGATATGTTAAAGGTGGCGTTGACTCATTAGCTCAAGTTTGGGCAGGTTTCGTTAAAACCGTTGAGTTTTATATAAAACTCCTTACACCTATATTCAGTTCGACATTCAAAGGAATTGTAGTAATTGTCAAAGTAGTTTGGGAAGTTATCAAAGCAGTAATAACAGTCGCAATGCATGTTATCGTTGGAACGATCACAGCGTTATTGCAATTACTTACAGGCGATTGGGAAGGTGCATGGAAAACACTATCTCAAGCAGGAGAAGCAATTTGGAACGCAATTGTAGAAATGGCTAAAAATATCTTTAACATCTTAAAAGACACTTTAGTACAAATTTGGCAAAGAATTGTAAGTTTCTTCTCAGAAGTGTTTGGTCCTTTATCTGCAATAGCGAGTCAGATTTGGCAAGGAATCGTTAATGTTATTGTTACAGTTGTTCAAGCGTTAGGTACATTCTTATCTGCTATATGGCAAGGGATTGTTACAGTAGCAACAACAATCTGGACGACTTTAGTCACTATAGCAACAACATTGTGGAACTTATTAGTCACTACGATTACAACTATAGTTACCACGCTAGGAACAATTTTATCTACAATTTGGACTACGATTGTAACAGTAGCTACTACTATTTGGACTACACTCGTTACTATTGCTTCAACTATATGGAATATGCTAGTTACTGTCATAACAACAGTAGTTCAAACTATAGTTACATTTGTCACAACTGCGTGGACAACGTTGGTTACTATAACAAGTACTATAATGTCTGCAATATCTTCTGTGATATCTACAATATGGCAAACAATAGTAACTATAGTCAGTACAGTTGTATCCACTATTGTTTCTTTCGTATCAACAGGTTGGTCTACATTAATGAGTGTGACAAGCTCTATTATGTCTTCAATATCAAGCCTTATTTCAAGCATTTGGTCAACAATAGTTAGTTTTATAAGCAATTCGGTTTCAAGGGCGGTTAGTTTTGTAACTAGTGGCTTTTCAAATATGCTTAGTGCAGTTGGCTCAGCAATGTCAGGTATTGTTAGCTCTGTAATGTCCGGAATGTCTAGAGTTGTTAGCTCTGTAACCTCAGGTGTTTCAAGAGCAGTAAGTGCTGCAAGAGGTTTTATTGGAGATATGGTACAAGTTGGTGCTGATTTAATAAAAGGAATGATTAATGGTATTAAAAACATGGCAGGAGAACTTGTTAGTGCTGCAAAAGGTGTTGTAATGGGTGCAGTTAATGCTGCTAAAAGTGCATTACACATTGGATCTCCTTCTAAATTATTCCGTCAATACGGTATATGGACAATGGAAGGTCTAATGATTGGTATTAATCGTGAAGGAAAAGATGTTATTAGTGGTATGGGTAGTATGGCTACTGATATTACTAAAGCTTTCGACTCACAATTAGCAATACCGAACATACAAGCTAGCCTTAAAAATGCTAACGCAAATATGAACAGTCAAATCACACATAAACATCAAATTGAAACGAGCCCAACACAAAGGTTGGTTAAAGTAGAATTTGATGTTGATAATGATGCATTAACAGCTATAGTTAATGGTAAAAACGCAAAACGTAGTCAAACATTCTACATGTAAGGGGGTTAGAAATGGATATTGAAATTACTAAATCTGATGGTTCAAAATACCGCCTAGGAGACTACGGTTTCTATGTTAACGATGTTGTAATTAGTTCTATTGAATTAGAAAGAAAGTATGAAAGTAAAGAAAATTTAAATGGTCGTATATCTACAGGGAGCACTTATCAAACTAGAACGATAAGTGTTCCTTGTTTCTACTTGACTAAAAGTCTAGCCGATATTCCTTATGTAAGGGATTTATTGTACAAATTAGTTGTCGATACTGAACCGATAAAAATAAGAGAGATGAGAAAGAAAGAAGAGCTTAATTATCGATTCATACAACCCACTAGTGATGACTACCAAGAGATGTTAGACAATGGTCAACCTAATTACAGAAAAGATAAGTTTGATGACGATATTTTTGTCAGTGGTAAAGAATATGAAGTTATGATAAGTAATGTTATAACTCCAAAGCAGTCAGGTAAGAAAATATCTTTTGAGATTGAATTTGAAACAACTAAGTTACCTTTCGGTGTAAGTATCGGAACTAGTTTAGAACTTGAAAAAAATAAAAAGTTGGATTTATGGTCTATCGATTTCGATATTGAATGGAACGAAAATGATCCAATGAGACAGTATACATTTGAGAACACAAAAGGAAATTCTTTCTTTTATCATGGTTCTGCTCCTAATGACCAGTTCAATATGTATAAAAGAGTGAAAATTACGATTGGAAAACAAACTACTGACTTCGTTTGGAATTTAACTCATTCAGAAACACTTAAAATCACAGGTATTACTTTAAAACCTGGAGACATAATAGTCTATGATGGTATAAGAGTATACAAAAATGGCGATGAGATAAGTGATAAGACAAATGTTGCCATTCCAAAGTTTAGGTATGGATACAATCATTTTGAATTTAATCAAATTGTTCAAAAAGTACAGTTTGATATGAAATTTTACTATAAGTAGGTGTTTAAATGACGATTAAAATAAGACCGCCACGAGGTAATGGAACGATTATTGCCACTGATACAACACTTACGCATAGAATTAGTGCTGATGGTGTACTTAATTTTGAGATTTTAGAAGATGAGTATAGTTATGAGGCTATAAGTGCAATACAGAAGCGTTGGATTGTATCTAATGTTGAAGGTGCAGATGACGATAGCGAATACATTATTACTATAATCGATAGACATACGATAGGTAATAAACAAGTTGTCGATGTTACAGCAAGAGAGATGCCTATTGACAACCTAATGAAAGATAGATTTTATGCAAATGTTACAGGAAGTTTCACTGCTAAAAACTATTTTGATTTAGTATTTAAAGGTACTGGTATGAATTACGTACTCAATGAAAAAGTCAGTTCATCTAAGTTTGAAAATGCTGGTGACGGAGATACAAGATTAGAAATGTTCAAACAAGGTCTTGAACATTATGGTCTTGAATATCGTGTGGATTATAACAAGAAATTAGGTCGTTATGTCTTCACGCTAACTCCATACGCTAACCAAAAAGCCAACTACTATATATCTGATGAAATAAATGCTAATTCTTTGAAAATAGAAGAGGATGCTACCGAGTTCGCTACATTTATTATGGGTTTTGGAGATTATGAAGAGGAACAAAAATATCAAAACGCCGGTTTAGTAATGGAATTCGAACACCCTTTAGCGGAAGTGTATGGAAAAATACACGCTGAACCATTTAAAGATGGTAGGGTTAAAAACCGCAATGTTATGGCTAAAGAATTGGAATCTAGAATTAAAAAGTCTTTAAAACAATCATTGTTATTAGATTTTTTAGTTCTACGTGAAGAATATCCAGAAGCTAAACCAAAACCAGGTGATATCGTTAGGATAAAGTCTGAAAAACTAGGTATAAACAACTATGTTCGAATAGTTGAAACCAAAACTGTCAGAGATAAAGATAATATTATTTTGAAGCAAGATTTAACGCTTGGTGACTTTGATAGAGAAAGTAGATATATGAAAGCAGTCAATGACGCTAGTAAGTATATATCGGGTTTCAATGATATAAATTTATCTAGTCCTAGTAAAGCTGGAGAAAACATGAGGTCTGAAATCAAAGCTGCTGCTAAATCAGCTGTACGATTGATATCGGAAACCGAAAAATTAAAAGATAAGCAGAATGAAGTAGATGCTAAATCAGTTACAACCAAAAACGGTACTATAGTACACGATTTCACTTCTAAATCAAACATTAGATATATCAAGTCAATAGGTACAATTGGTGACTCTGTAGCTAAAGGTACTGGTGCTAAAACTAACTTTACCCAGTATTTAGCTAAAAAGTTGAAAAAGCCATCTAAGAATATAGCAGTTAGTGGTGCGACAATGTCTACAGTAAAAGAAAATAGTATTTATGATCAATCTACAAAAATAAAAGGAGATTTAATCATCATTCAAGGTACAGATGATGATTGGATTAACAACGTGAAAATAGGCACTGATAGAACGGATGTAAAAACGTTCTACGGTGCCTTTTGTAGTGCAATCAATAATGTGAAGCAGAACAACCCAGACTGCAAAGTATTAGTTATGACAGCTACTAAACAATGTTATATGAAAGATGGAAAAGTGGTTAGAAAAGACACAACCAAAAATGAACTAGGGTTAACTTTACAAGACTATGTAGATGCTCAATTAGATGCTTGTAACGAACTAGATGTGCCAGTATTTGATGCTTATCGTTCATCTCACTTCAAGCCATATAATCCAGCATATAGAAAAGCTAATATGCCTGATGGTCTACACCCTAACGAAAAAGTTCATGAAGTAATAATGTATGAATTAATTACTGATTATTATCAATTTTACGGATAGTTAAGGAGGCAAAAATGAGTATAAAACTAATTAAGAAGCTAAGCCGTGTATTTGGTTATTTATTTGTATCTGAGTCAGAAGAAAACTTCGAAAGAATTGAAACTAAATTCAACGAATTAGATAATCACAACACTTATCACGAAACCAAGCAAAAAACTGCTCATGATACATCTCAAATTATCCATACCCTTACTGATGGTTTAAAAGTTCACTCTGATGAACACTTGAATTATTTGAGAGAGCAAATCAAACATTTAGTGTTAGGGCACAATGGAGATGGCATACAAGAATTAAGAGCTAGTAGAACATCTATGGATGCACAAAGTTTCGACACTTTAGATGGTCGGCTTTATCATGATTTTTTAAGAGAACAAAATGCTAGAGAAACAATGCGTACTGAATTACTTGGAAAAATAATGAGAGTTGTAAATGTCGATGATTTTGGAGGAGATCCTACAGGTCAAAAAGATAGTACTAAAGCATTCCAAGATGCCTTCGGTAATGGAAATGTAATGGTTACCATGAGTGCAGGTACTTATCTTACTACGGGTTTAAAATTACCTAACAATTCTAGGTTAGTAGGACAAGGAAAAGATATAACTACTATTAAGCTAATGGATGAAACACCAGCAGAGAACATAGGTATTACTAATTTAAAAATGAGTGGCTTTGCAGAAAATATTTCAGTTGAAAACTTTAGTTTCAACGGTAATAAGTTTAGACAAAATAAAACATTGAAACCTGCTGGAGGTTCATTATCTTCAAACATTAGATTTGCAGGTGTAACTAACGGTTACATCTATAACGTAAAGTCATATGACTCTTTACTCCACTGTATCGATGTTACTTATGCTAATGATAAATACTTTTATGAGGGTGACGGAAGTCGAGTTCCAGAATCTATAGAAAGTCAACATATACACATTGATAACTGTGAAGCTTATGGATGTGGTGACGATGGTATCACTACTCACCATTCAAGATACATTACAATTTCTAATTGTTACGCACATTCTCCTACAGGCGGAAGTAATAGCAATGGAATTGAAGTTGACGATGGATCACAATTTGTTTTCTTAACTAATAATCGCACTAAAGGTAACTTTGGTGGATTGGAAATCAAAGCGCATTCTGATTCAAGTGCAGCAACAGGTGTGTTTGTTGATGGACATATATCTATTGAAGATACAAGAGCGTACAACATTCGACACATCGGCCACCATAGAGCTAAAACAGATGCAAAAAGCCAAACAGCGTATGATGTAGTGTTAAATAATTGTCTGGCTTTAAACCCTAAATACAATGGCGTGTATCCAGGCTCAACACCTAGAGCGCTATTGATTAGTGCTTATAGAAATGTTTCCGTGAATAATTTTACAGCTATAGGCGATAGTGATTTTGGAAAATTAGAAGGTGGAAAACTAGATACAAAACAACCTGCTATTGCTGTTCAGTTCATGTCTGAAAATATCTCACTTAATAATATTAATGTTCGTAACTTTAAAAACGCAGAAGTAGATATTAGATTGTTCGGCGGAGATAATAGACCGTCTAGAGTGTCACTAAATAACATAAATATTTGGAATTCTAGTAAAAACATCGGCATTGGTGTCGGTGGTAAAATATATGACACTAAAATTACTAACTGTAATTTGTATGGCAATGGTACAGGTACAGGACTCCGTCTAACTAACAATCATGCAGTCGTAAGTGGTGTTAATGCTGATAATTATGCTACTTCTGCATGGATTGCTGGTGAAAAATATGATGTAGTACCAACTGTTCAGAAAGGTGGAGCTAGTATAGCGTCTACAGGAAGTGCAGGCGTAGCAAACGCTAGTGCAGTGATTGCATCTACAGGTGGTTCAAAAGCATACAGTAATCGTAGCTTTGTATTAGGTTCTGGTGCTAACTCCAAATCTTATGGTTCACGTAGCGGTATTATCAATTCGCTTAATTCTGAAACTGATAAAAAGGGCCATACACAACTGATTATGAATAGTAATCGTGTTAAGTCACCTGGTAACTATCACGTTGTCGCTGGGTATGGCTCTAGTGGTAATGCTTCTACATCTAACATTAAATTTGATTTGAGTACTTATTCAGGCAATATGACTTTAGCAGGTAAACTCACTCAAGATAATGCCGATATTGCTGAGTATTATGAATCTCAAAGTGGTTATGAAATACCTTTAGGAACTATTGTAACTTTAGACAACGGAAAAATTAGAAAAACGCAACCAGATGAACCTATTCTAGGCGTTATATCCGGAACAGCAGCATTAATAGCTAATGACAAATCGTATCATCACAAGGACAGATTTCTCAAAAACGAATATGGCGTAACTATCACAGAGAAAAAAGAACTTGAATTCATTGACGATGAAGGGAATGTATCTTATGAAACGAGAGATGTTCCAGTGGAAAACCCAGATTATGATCCTAATATTGATTATGTGTCACGTTCAGAACGTCCAGAATGGAATCCAGTAGGTTTATTAGGACAAATCTATACAAACGTCGAAAAAGATGTATCGCCTAACGACTTTATAAATGGTCGTGCTGGCATTGGATACAAAGACAATGTAAATGGTCGTGGTTGGGTGCAAGAAATTACTACACCATATTCAGAAGAACGAGGTCATGCTATAGCTTTAGTAACATGGGGGGTATCTAAATAATGAGTGTAGAAGAATTACAAAAAGTAGCAACGTTATCATTAGAAGAATCAGCTTATTTAAGACCAATATCCGGTAAGGGTATTGGTTTTTATAATCTCGATAAGAATACAGCACAATTCCAGTTCAGAGTAACGAAAGACGATTTTCCTTTACAAATAAGCGACAAAAATATTAAAGGGTACGCATTCTTTGAGGAAAATGTGAAAGTAAAAGATGTTAAGCCTTCGACCTCTGGAGTTATAGATTTAGATTTTATAGACCCTTTAAAAGGATTAGTTGGAGTTACAGTGCCACCATGGTTTCTTAAAAGCGTTTCTAATTCAAGTGTGCTAGGAGAAATATATTTATCGTTAAACGATGTAAAAAATAATGGTAATGACGATACTGTTGTTTTAGGTACTTTTGAGTTTGAAGTACGTGATAGTTTAGTAAATCACATTAGCAGTGATATTAAAGTAAGCTATATTCGTATGTTCGATGATCTACGCACGGAGTTAGAGTTGAAAGTACAACAAGTTAAAGAAGAAGTCGGAGACCTTACAAGCATGGTCGGTATGATTCAACAAACTATTGAAGATGCTCTAGCTAAAGTCAACAAAGCTCAATCAGATGCTATAAATGAAATCGAAGAAAATAAAAATAATGCGAAAACGGAATTGACATCAGAACGTGCAGAGGCTTTACGTGAAATAGATGCTAAGCGTGACTCGGTTAAAACAGATTACGACCTAGCTTCTGACTCTTTCCAAAAATTGTATGATAGCAACCTTCAATCTTTTAATACAAATGCTAACGATGCTAATACTACAATCGATGGAAAAGTTAGCTCCTTTAAAGAATTGTTAGATAACGACGGTTTTACAACACCAGCGTATGTTGAACAAAAGTTCACAGATGCTAATTGGCAAAAGTACAAACTTACTAATGATGATGGAACTAATTTTTATGATGCCAACCTACAAATAGATTTTAATAACAACGAGCAATTAATGTCATTACCAATAGGAACGAGATATGTTGTTCTTGCTTTGAATAATCCATCTGGAACTAATAATAACGGTTGGTTAACAAAGTACAAAAGAAATGGAGATGCAACCCTAATACGATATCAACCCTACAATTCAACTATTATTTATCAAAAAAGATTTTATAAGAGTTGGAGTGGTTGGGAACGTGTCGGTTCAGATGTTGTTGATACTGGGTGGATTGATTTACAACTTATTAATGGAGCTATACCTGGTACTGAAAGTACTATAGCTGGTGGTTTCAGTAACGCTTATAGAATTATTAAACAAAACGGTATTACTAAAAAAATGTTGCGTATTAATGCAACTAATATCCAACATGGTCAAACAATCGCTTTGTTACCTAAAGATTTTAATTTAGTAACAATGATGCAACCAGTCGCTGTTCCCAGAAATAGATACGGTGGTCGTGTGACAATCACAGCATCTGGAACAGTTACATTTAACGTTATATATGATAGTACTAATTGGACACCAACTGACTACGCTTATGCACAAATAGAATGGACGGAGTGATGAAATGAAAGTAGTTTATTTATGGAAAAACGGACAAGCAGTCCTAGTTCACAAAAATGAAGAGGGTGAATATGTCTATCCTGATGAAAAGTGGACTGAGGACAAACCTCCACAAGGTATTTTTGCGCCATTTTACTATAACGGTCAGAAATGGATAGGACAAAGCAAAGAAGATTTTGAGAAAACTCTAAAAAATATCGAGCCTAACGAGAGAGATTTGATTATCGCTACCTTGTCTGAAACAGTTTTAAATCAACAACAAGAAATTACTAATTTGAAAAAAGATGTAGCAAATATAATGGAGTTATTAATCAAAGATGGAGGAATGACCAATGTATAGACTAGTTAAACGTTATTATGATTTTAAACTGTTTTCATTAGAGAGAGTTAAACAATCAGTAGCAATTGGATGGATAACCGAGGAAGAGTATAAAGAAATAACAGGTTTTGATTATGAACCACTAGCTTAACAGCTGGTGGTTTTTATTATAAGTGAAGTAGGTGTTTATATGACAGAAAGTAGCCAAAGAGAAGATTATGAACGACGTATAAAAAGGTTGGAAGATAACGACGAAAAAATCTTCAACTCTTTGGAACAGATAAAAGATGGACAACACAATCAAAATTTGATTAATCAAAAAATGAATTTCACTTTAGACTCGATAAATAGAGAAAGGGAGTTAGAAAAAGAAAACAAAAAAGAAAGTAAAGAAGACATCAAAAAGATTAAATTCTGGGTTTTAGGACTTGTAGGTACGATTATTTCAACCTTAATCGTAACGACTGTCAAAATGATATTTGGTCTTTAAAGGAGGTGAGTTACCATGTTTGGATTATTTTTAGGCGCAAGCTTTTGGGAATGTTTCTGGTTTGGTAAATGTAAATAATTAGATTATTAAGTCAGCTTTCGAGCCGGCTTTTTATTTTGAAATGAGGTGGATGTATGGGGTTACCTAATCCTAGAAAAAGAAAACCGAGAGCCAGTGAAGTAGTTGAATGGGCTAAACATGTTGCTAAAAAGAAAATCCCTATTGATTTACCAGGGTCCGGTGGTGGACCGCAATGTTGGGATTTACCTAATTATATACTCGAAAAGTATTGGGGCTTTAGAACTTGGGGTAATGCTAATGCGATGGCTCAAAGGGCAAATTATAGAGGTCGTAAATTCAAAATATATAGAAATACTAAAAACTTTGTACCTAAACCTGGCGATTGGGGAGTATGGACTGGGGGTTGGGCAGGTCACGTTAATATTGTAGTTGGTCCATGCACTAAAGATTACTGGTATGGTGTGGATCAAAATTGGTATACGAACAATTCTACAGGAAGTCCACCATATAAGATTAGGCACACATATTCAGATGGACCAGGTGGCGTAAGATACTTTGTTAGACCTCCTTACGCTCCAGAAATAAAAAAACCATCTCCAAAGCCTTCTGATAACGACAAAGATAAAAGTGATAACAATCAATCTAAAGACACGCAACCTTCAGAAACTAAAAAAACTATTTGGAAAGATGTTACTCGAATTAAGTACACAACTGGCACTGAAGAAGTTACTTATCCAGAAAATATTTATCATTTTGTTGCAGATGGTAAAGTGAGAAAAAATAAACCTAAAGGATTATTGATTAGAAATGCCAGAACAATGAGTTCAGTTGAAGATTTATATAATACACGATTAAAGTACAAACGTGAAGCTGAGTATCCTCATTTTTATGTTGATAGAAACCATGTATGGGCACCAAGAAGAACATTATATGAAGTGCCTTCTGCTCCTGATTATATCGTGTTAGAAGTCTGTGAAGATTATAGTACTAGCAAACAAGGTTTCATTTTAAACGAAGTACATGCCATTATAGCTGGTGTAGAAATAATGGATTACTATAATATACCTATCAAAAAAGAAACGATTAGCGTTGATGATAGTATATGGCGTTCGATGTTAGAGCACATTAATTGGGATATTATCGCTAAAGGTAAGCCTGATAAAAGTAAATATGATCAATTAGAAAAAACAATTATCAAATTGTACTCTCAACGAGATAAGATACTTAAATCAATACCTAAAGAAACCGTAACAAAATCAAGAGTTAAAATAACTGTTGATAGTAAATCATCTAATGTAGATACGGTAAGTGACGTTAAAAGTAAAACATCATCTAGTACTAAGAAAGTAGAACCTAAAATCAAAACAGTTACAAGTAAATACACATTTAAACAAGCACTTAACGCGCAAATGGCATACGGTAAACCTCAAAAATCATACAATTGGGGTTGGGGTAATGCTTCTAGAGCAGAAACAAGTAAATATATGAACCCTACTACTATATGGAATAGTTCAGTACAAAGGTATCAAATGTTAGATCTTGGTAAGTATCAAGGTATACCAGTAAGTAAGTTGAATAAGATACTTAAAGGTAAAGGTACTTTATCCGGACAAGGTAAAGCTTTCGCAGATGGTTGTAAGAAATACAACGTTAACGAAATATATTTAATTGCTCACGCTTTCTTAGAAAGTGGATATGGACGTAGTAACTACGCAAGTGGACGTTATGGTATATACAACTATTTTGGTATTGCAGCATACGACAATAACCCTAATGCTTCTATAGCATACGCCAAACGACAAGGTTGGACGAGTCCACGTAACGGTATTATAGGTGGCGCTAAGTTCGTTAGAAAACAATTCTTTAATCAAGGAAAGAACACTTTATACCGAATGCGTTGGAACCCTAAAAACCCAGGTCGCATGCAATATGCTACTGCGATTGAGTGGTGTAATTTCCAAGCAACAACAATAAACAGCTTATACAAAAAAGTAGGATTAAAAGGTATGTATTATATCAGAGATAAATATAGATAAAAGGCTACTCACTGACGGTGGGTAGCCTTTAATAATTGAAAGGTGGTTTCTAATGTTAATAAATGTACTTAATTTAAATGACTCACAAGATGGCAATCGCATTAAACAAGGTGACCTATCACATATGCGATACATCTTATCTGACACTAACAAAGACGACTTAAAACTAGACGGATTACCTGCAAAAGTTTTTCTCACTGACAATACAGGTGTCAAATATATCTACGACACTACAGTTAGGCGATATGACAATGCCTATGTGTGCGATGTTGTAATCAATCAGATTATCCCTGCAAACACATATTCATTAGAAATATGGGTGGATAACAAGTATGTATTCCCGTCTGATAAGAAAACGAAAATCGAAGTAACTGAAAGTGTGATTGGTAGACAATTGATCAATACACAAAACCATGATTTGTGGCAAGAGATGATTGAATACGGCGTAAAAAACGGATTGATTAAGAACCAAACTGAAACCGAAGTAAATTATTCTCCTCTCAAAAATTTAACAGGAGTGTTTATTGGTGATAGTATAACTGAAGTTAATTTTAGAACATCAAAGAATTACCATCAATTTATAGCAGAACGTACAGGCTTAAATGTAATTAATTTAGGTGTGAGTGGTACAGGATACGTAGACCGAATTAACGCAGTTGATTCTATCACAGAACAACCTGATTTCATCTCTGTATTTTTAGGAACGAATGATTATTCAGGAGTTACAGGTAGCAAATTATTAGGAGATGTGACTGACACCGATGCTCCTACAGTCGCCAGTCATATATATGCATTATTGAATAACTTGATTAACAAGTTTCCTAACACACCTGTTCTAACTATCACACCTTTACCAAGAATTGAAGATCGGAAGAGCACACGTCT